TAACAATAACGCCAAGCAGCGTAACAACGGATGGAACGGTAAGCGTTTGCATTCCAGCCAATACGGATTTATTAAAAATGATTGTAACTGAGGATGCAACCAAGAATATAAACTCCGAGAATTTCTTTCAATTAAGAACGGAGCAAGGGGAGGATGCTATTTACATATTGACGGTTACCTATACTTTCGCAAATGGAAACACGACAGCAAATCAAATATTTATACAACAACAACCATAATGTTAAAGAACATAATAGACTTATTACAGATAGACGATTTCTACGAAGGCAACCATGACATTCAGGTAGCAAAAGGTTTATACAATTTAGAGAAAGGGATAAAAGGAATATTCAAGCAGAAAAAAAGAATGCATATTCTTAAAAAAACAAATTCAGAACATCTCAAAAAAATTAAAGAGCTATGGTAAACAAGTCGGTAAATGTAAATGTAAAAACCAAAGGCGTTGACGAAGCAACAGAAGGATTTAAAGACTTAGGCAAAGCAACCGAAGTAGCAAACGATTCTTTAGAGGGTTTAAACAAAACCTTTGAGGAAGCTAACGGAGATATTCAACCGCTTACCGCAAGAATGGGAGAGGCTGAGGATCGTCTTTACGAACTTGCGCTTGCTGGAGATACAACTTCGAAAGAATATCAAGGCTTACTAAATAAGGTCGGAGAATATCGCAAGGTTCAAATACAAACTGATTTAACTGTAGACCAAGCAGCGCAGACGATGAGCCAAAAGTTAGGGGGCGCATTGACAGGAGCAACAAGCGGCTTTGCTGCGGTGCAAGGTGTAATGGCTTTAACAGGATCCGAATCTGAAGCATTAGAAGAATCTCTTTTAAAAGTGCAAGGCGCTTTGGCATTGCAGCAAGGCGTTCAAGGTGTTTTAGACTACACAAAAAGCGTAGGGCTTGCAAGTAAAGCGCAAAAAGCATTTAACCTGATAGTCTCGCTTAATCCGTTGGCTATATTTTTAACGGTTATTACTTCAATAGTTGCAAGCGTTCTTGTTTTTACAGACGTGCTTGACCAAGCCACGCAAGCATTTAAAGATTTTGCGGATTTTATTGGAATGACAAACTTTGAGGAAAATAAACTTGCCTCGGAAAGAAAAAAAAGAGCCGAAGATGAAATTGAGCGAATAAAAGAAGAGCGCAAAGAAAGGGAAACCGCTTTTAATAAAAGGCAATCTCAATTTGATAGAGAAATAGCAATGCTGGAAGCCGAAGGTAAAAGCAGTTTTAATTTAAGGCAACAAAAAATAGAAGACAGCATTGCAATTCAAAAAGAAAAAATAAAAGAACTTAATTTACAGCTTCAAGGTCGTAAATTAATTACTGATGCTTTAGGCGACACAGCGTTAGCCAATACATTAAAGGAAGGAACTAAAAAGCTACAAGAGGAATTGCTGACTTTAAATGAATCAATTTTAGATAGCGAAAATCAATTAGCTATTAATACGCTAAACAACAACAAGAAAAAAACGGCAAGTTATAAAGAACATGTAAAAGAGAAAAAAAGCGCAGATGAAAAATTTAAAGCAGATGCTCAAAAAGCATTAGACGATGAAATAAATGAGGAAATTGCTTTACAGCAAGCCTTAGATAAAATACAAAGAGAAAACGAAGACAGGTTTAGAACCGAACAAGAAAACGAAACGCTTTTAGTTCAAGAGAAATACGATACGTTGCAAGCAATGGCTCAAGGCAATGCGGAAGCTTTGAATGAAATTGAAATTGCAAGACTGAATGAGTTAAATGACGTTAAAAATAAGTTTGCAGAGCAAGAGGAGGGTTCTGATGAGGAATTATATCGTCAAAAATTAGAACTTGCCGCTGCCTCTTTTAGCGCTATATCGGATATAGTTGGTAGTTTTAACGCGAAAAATGCAGAAGATGCGGAAAAGCAATTTAAAATACAAAAAGCATTTAACTTGGCTGCGGCTGTAACCAATACCGCTTTAGCCGTGACAGGAGCATTAACCGCTGGGGGTAATCCAATAAAACTTGCAACAGGAGCGCAATTTGTTGAGGCTGGAATTGCTGCAACTATTGGGGCGGCTAATATTATAAAAATTGCCTCAAGTAAATTTGGTCAAGGAACAAGCGGAGCAGATGGAACTACTACAGCGGTCAATGCTGCAACGCAAGCCCCTAACTTCAACGTAGTCGGAGACAGCGGAGTAAATCAACTCGCGCAATTACAGCAACAGCCTACGCAAGCTTTTGTGGTCAGCGGAGAGGTTACAACAGCGCAAGCTTTAGATAGAAATAGAGTACAAAATGCAACACTTTAAAAAAACGGAGGTTATATAATTATGAGAATTGTAGAATTAATCATTGACGAAAAAGACGAGAACAGCGGTATAGAGGCTGTGAGTCTTGTAGAAACACCAGCGATAGAGGAGAACTTCATCGCATTGAATAAGCAAGAGGTAATGCTTGCGGAAGTAGATAAAGAAAAGCGGCTGCTCATGGGCGCTGCCTTAATTCCTAATAAGCAAATCTACCGTAAAAACGATAAGACAGGAGATGAGTATTACATATACTTTAGCAAGGATACGGTAAGAAAGGCAAGCGAGTTATTCTTTAAGCGTTCAAATCACAAAAATGCAACATACGAGCATAAACAACCTATCAAAGGAACAACAATAGTTGAGTCTTGGATCGTTGAAGGCGAGAAAGACAAATCAAGACACTACGGATTAAATGTACCTGTTGGTACTTGGATGGTCTCAATGAAAATTGACGATGATGATTTATACGCCAAAGCAAAAAGCGGAGAGGTAAAAGGGTTTAGTATAGAAGGATATTTTGCCGACCGTTACGACATGTCTAAAGACGATAGCTTCGAAGACTTGCAAAAGCAAATGGTAGTTGAGGAATTAAAAGAGCTTCTAAGCAAAGAAGAACTTGCTTCATATAGCGACTATCCTGATAGCGTAAAAAACAACGCAAAGCGAGGCATAGACCTAAATAAAGCGGTAAATAACAAATGCGCTACTCAGGTCGGCAAGATAAGAGCAAGACAGCTCGCAAATGGCGAGGCGGTTTCAGAGCAAACCATAAAAAGAATGTTCTCCTATCTAAGCAGAGCAGAAACATATTACAATGCTGGCGACAAAGAAAGCTGTGGATATATTTCCTATTTACTTTGGGGAGGCAAATCTGCAAAGACATGGGCAGAATCTAAACTAAAGCAAATAGAGCGTGAGGATCTTGCAAGCATGCTAATTGACGAAGACTTTGCAATCATAGACGACAGGCTCGCTTATAGCTCAAAAGAGAAAGCGGAGGAGATGGCTAAAGACTTAGGCATTGAGGGAACGCATGAGCATGAATACGAGGGTAAGGTTTGGCATATGGTAGGCGAAACTCATAGCGTTGATATGTATGGAAAATGCCGAAAAGGATATGTAAAGAAAAACGGTAAATGCGTAAAGAAATGAGAAAGCCAAAAGAAAAAGAAACAAAAGGAAAGTCAAGTCCTAAAGGAGGCAAAAGAGGTTGCCTATGCAAGAATAATACTTACTCAGCAAAATGCTGTGACGGTACTTTAAGAGGGCAAGGAATAGGAAAAGTTTAAGCGAATTTGCAACAACATAATTAAAAATAGGTTATAGAGATATGGAGCCACAAATAAACAAAATTTTTAGCCGATTAGGCAAAGCAGAAAAAACAGAATTGAAGTCTGAAAAAGTAGAACTTGGCTTAAGACAAGATGCAGAAAAGTTAAACAATATTTATTATAGTAAAACAGACACTGCAAACAGTAATTTAAAAGCGTTATCAAGTGAAGCAAGAGCAGCAATGACAAATATAGACCAAGCATTGAAAGCGGTAAGCGAAATGAAAAGTTTAGTTTCTAAACTTGAAAAAGCAGCAAAAGAATTGGGAATAGATGTTAATAATATGCAAGAATTAAAATCTATGAAAGTTGCTATAAAAGATTCTTCAGAATACGAATCTTACAAAAAGGTTTTAAAAAGCATTATATAAACCCGAATAAATAAACAAAATGAAAGATAATTCAATTTTAAACAAAGTAAGAGAAGTTTTAGGCTTAGAGGTAAAGCTTGAGCAACGCAAATTAGATGACAAAGTAACGGTCATAGAAGCAGAAACTTTTGAGCAAGGCGAGGAAGTTATGATTGTAACGGAAGACGAGCAAAAAATTGCTTTACCTATTGGCGAGTACAAAATGGAATCTGGAGAGATTTTAGTAGTTGCTGAAGAAGGCATTATAAGCGAGCTTAAAGAGGCAGAGGAAGAAGTTGTTGAGGAAGAGGTAAAAGAAGAAGTTGTGGAAGAAGAAGTAGAAGCAGCAACGGAAGAATCTAAGCCTATCAAAAAAACGGTTGAATCAATCGTAAAAGAAACTTTCTTTTCTGAAATGGAAAAATTGAAAAAGGAAAACGAGGAGCTTAAATCTCAGCTCCAAGAATTGTCTAAGGATCCAGTAGCGGAAGAGTCTACTCCTGAAGCAATCAAAGAAGAGATTAAAGAAGAGGTTGAGTTGTCAACGGAAGAGCCAAAGGCTAATGAAGTAGAAGCAGCTGCAAAACCAATAGTACACAATCCTGAGAACCAAGCGAAAAAAGTTGGAAACACGATTTCTCCAAACAAGCGCAAGACTATCATGGATACCGTACTATCAAAAATAGCAAATTCAAATACAAACAATAATTAAATTTTAAACTATGGCTAACACCGTAACAGGAAGCACATATGCTGGAGATTTTAATGGCGACTTTGTTGCCGCAGCATTATTAAGCGCACCTACAATTGCAAATGGATTGGTAACCGTATTACCGAACATTCACTACAAGAGAGTGATGAAGAAGATTTCCACAACAGGAAACGTATTAGTAAACGCAACTTGCGACTTTGACCACAACATGGATGTTGATGTTGCAGAACGTGTTTTGACTTTGAAAGAGGTACAAAGCAACGTCCAACTTTGTAAGAAAGACTACCATCAGGACTGGATTGCAGCTCAGGCTGGATATTCTGCATATGAGGATTTACCAGCAGATTTCAAAAGCTTTATGCTTGCGCATGTTGCTGGAATGACAGCTGCTGCTATCGAGACTTCTATTTGGGAAGGAGCTTCAGGAACAAGCGGTCAGTTTGACGGTTTAGTTACTTTGGCTTTGGCTGATGCAACGGTTGTTGATGTAGCTTCACATGCTGCGGTAACTGCTGCAAACGTAATTGATAAATTAGGTTCTATTGTAGACGCTATTCCTTCAACGGTATACGGTTCTGAGGACTTGACTATCTACGTTTCAAGAAATATTGCTAAGGCATACGTTCGCGCACTTGGAGGTTTCTCAGTAGCTGCAACTGCAAACGCTGGTACAAACGCTCAAGGAACACAATGGTACTCTAACGGAGCTTTAACATTTGATGGTATTCCTGTAGTTGTTGCTAACGGAATGGCTGATGATACTGCAATGGCTGCGCAAACTTCTAACCTATTCTTTGGATGCGGTTTACTAAGTGATGTAACAGCAGAAGCTCGTTATATTGACATGGCTGACGTTGACGGAAGTCAAAACGTGCGTATAATTTATCGCCTATCCGCAGGAGTTCAATTCGCAATCGGTTCTGACATCGCGCTTTACCACGCATAATTATAAACTTGAATATTTAAAGGGGGAGGTAAAATACCTTTCCCTTTTTTTGTTCACAATACTTAAAAACACATGAGCTGTGATATAACAAATGGACGAGTTGAAGAGTGTAAGGACTCAGTTTCTGGACTCAAGGCAATTTATTTTGCCAACTTTGACGACCTGTCTACCGACAACATTGCATACGATTCCTCAAATACTGATGTCATTGATACTTGGCAACCAGCAACGGCAATCGACCTATTTAAATACGAATTAAAATCAAACGAAAATTCGTTCTCCACCGTTATTCAGACGAGTAGAGACAATGGCACAACATTCTTTGAGCAAACGCTTCAGATTTCTTTAAAGAAACAAGACATAGCAATGCACAAAAATATTAAACTACTGGCATATGGCAGACCACGTATCATTGTACGCACTATGACTGACCAATTCTTTTTGATGGGATTGGCTCAGGGATGCGATACAACCGCTGGTGAAGTATCAAGTGGAGCTGCACTTGGTGATTTTAACGGCTACAAGTTAACGTTTGTAGCTTCAGAGGTCTTACCAGCCAACTTTATTGATGCATCCTCAGAGGCTACCTTAATAGTTGCTTTTGCAACATCAGGAGGAGATTCTGCTGTCATCAAAACAAATTGATACGTTTATTCCTTTCATAACGTAGGGCGCTTTTCGGAGCGCCTTTTTTGTTTTAAAAGGTAACAAGTCAAAAAAAAAGAGGTTATAAGGATAGATGGTAATTTTACAGCAAATAGGAACGGAGCAAAGCATTAGGTTTATACCTCGTACAACGACCTATGACGGTCTTTTTATAACTGATGACCAAACCAATACAGAAGTTCAAGTAACTATCGCGAGCAGCGTTCAAGGCGATTACTATGATACTATTAACGCAACTTTCACTATATTGCAAAATCATTTTTACAATTTGGAGATTCGCAACGGATCCACGGTTGTATATAAAGACAGAATATTTTGCACAAATCAGGCGGTAGATTCCTATTCAATTAACGATGGTAAATATACAAGCATACCGTCAGATAATAAATTTATCATTTTATGAGTAAAGACGTACACATATTAGAATTAGCAGCATACGAAGCTCCTGTGATTTCAGAGAGCAAGAAAGATGACTATGTTAGCTTCGGGGACGATAATAATTACTTCCAATTTTTGATAGATTGCTATACAAACAGCACGACTCAAAATGCGATTGTAAACAACATAAATCGCCTTGTTTACGGAAAGGGATTGTCAGCAACAAACGCAAACAAAAAGCCAAATGAATACGCTGCAATGGTTGCGATGTTTAAGAAAGAAGATGTTCGAAACTTGGTAAGCGACTTAAAGCTTTTGGGTCAATGTGCAATGCAAGTGATTTACTCTAAGGATCGTAAAAAAATAGCTGCGGTTCATCACATGCCTGTTCAACTTTTACGCGCTGAGAAGTGCAGCGAGGAAGGCAAAGTCGAAGCTTACTATTACTCGGATAACTGGCAAGATACTAAGAACTATCAGCCTAAAAGAATTCCAGCATTTGGCTTTTCAAATGAGGCGATAGAAATTTACTACGTCAAGCCTTACTCGGTAGGTTTAAAATACTACGCTTTGCCTGATTACATTGGCGCGATTCCTTACTGCACCCTTGAGGAGTCTATAAGTGATTACTTAATAAACGAGGTAAACAATGGCTTCGCAAGCCGTGTAGTTGTAAATTTTAACAATGGACAACCATCGGAGGAACAACAGCGAATGATTAAGCATAAGGTCATGCAAGGCTTAACAGGAACGCAAGGCGAGAAGGTCATCGTTAGTTTTAATTCAAACGCGGAAAGCAAAACAACGGTTGATGCCATGCCTGTAAACGATGCTCCTGACTTGTACTCTACACTTGCCGAGGAATGTCTCAGAAAAATCATGCTCGGAAATAACGTAACGAGTCCGCTACTTTTTGGCATAGCTTCAAGCAATGGCTTTAGTTCAAACGCTGACGAATTAGAAAACTCGTTTATTCTTTTTGACAACATGGTTATAAGACCAATGCAAGATTTATTAATTGATGCTTTTGATGACATTTTAGCGTTTAACAGCATATCCTTAAACTTGTATTTTAAGACTCTTAAACCGCTTGAATTTACCGACCTAAGCAATGTAATGACTGATGAGCAGAAAGAGGAAGAGACAGGCTTAGAATTAAGCGAGGTAAACAAATATTTGCAAGAGTTTATAGACTTAGGCGAAGAGGAAGACGAAGAGAACTTTGAGCTTATAGACCAAAGAGAAGTAGATTATGACTTAGAGGATGGCTTAGACTTAGAAGTTCAAGAATGGGAAGACAATTTAAAACCTAAACAAAGCTTATTATCAAAAATTGTCAATCTTGTAGGAACTGGAAGAGCAGCGCCAAACAAATCAAGTGAGCAAGATAAGCAAGTTGAAGGCGTTTATTTTAAAGTGCGATATAAGTACGTTGGCGGAAATGCGCCAGAGAGAAAGTTTTGTAAAGCAATGATGAGAGCAGCTAAGATATACCGTAAAGAGGATATACTTGCAATGACTAACAAAGCTGTCAATGCTGGATTCGGAGAATTTGGCGCAGACACCTATTCAATTTGGTTACACAAAGGCGGTGCGCGATGCAATCACAAATGGGAGCGTAGAACGTATGTAAGCTTTAGAAAAAACGCCTCTATTGGAGCGGCAGACAGCACGCAAATAAGTACAAACAAAGCAAGGAAATACGGATATAGAGTAACAAACGAGCCTGAAGTAAGCGTAAAGCCAAGAGATACACGGACTAAAGGATACTCTCCAAACAATCCAGCAACAAGAAAATATTGGGACTAAGATATGGCAACAGCATTACTTATTACAAGAGACGACATAGTACGATTTACTCAAATGAACGGAAATTTGGATACGGATACTTTCATTCAGTATATCAAAATAAGTCAAGATATAGAAATCCAAGAGATGCTCGGAACGGATTTGCTTCAAAAAATACAAGCGGATATTGTTGCAAGTAATTTAGTGGATCCGTATTTATCTCTATTAAACGATTACATAAAAGATTGCTTGATTCATTTTGCTTATGCAAGATACTTGCCTAACGGAGCTTATACAATCTCCAATAAAGGAATCTACAAACACAACTCTGAGAATAGCGACACGGTATCAAAAGACGAAATAGATTATTTGGAAGGGAAAGCAATGCAAACGGCTATGCATTACAAAGAGCGTTTTGTTCAGTACATGAACTTTAATCAATCGTCTTTTCCTGAGTACACAAGCAACAGCGACGGAGACGTTTTTCCAAGCGACGACATAAACTTTACAGGATGGGTGATGTAGTAAGATACAAAGCAAAAAAAAAGGACATAGAGAAACTAAAAATATATCTCAAAAAATTAGAGCATGGCAGACATCAAGATAAGCGGATTAGCAAGTAAAGGCGCAAATGTAGCGACTACTGATTTATTGGTCATCTCTGAATTTGTAAGCGGAACAACTTATACCAGCAAAAAGATTACAGGCGCAGAGCTTAAAGGGAGTACCTTAAATGCTCAAACGGCAACAACTTATAACCTTGTTTTGACAGATGCACATAAAACGGTAACGCTTACAAACGGAAGCGCAATAGATGCAAGAATACCTACTAACGCAGGAACTGCTTTTCCTATAGGAACACGAATAGAATTAATCCAAGGTGGTGCTGGTCAAGTAACGGTAGCACCAACATCAGGCGTAACGGTAAACTCAAGCGGTGGAAAGACGAAACTTGCAGCTCAATACGCAGTAGCAACAATATTAAAAGTAGCAACAGATACTTGGTACTTATTTGGAGACATAACAACTTAAGAAAATGAACACAATAGAATACGGTCAAGGAGCAGTAAATAATACTATAGGATGGGGACAAGGTGCTAAAGTAGGTTCGTCTTTTTCTAATACCAAAAGCATATTGCTTGACGGAGTGGATGATTATGTAGACTGCGGCAACGATTCATCTCTTAACTTGACAAGTCAAATAACTTGGTCGGCTTGGGTTAAATTTAACGCTTTAAACAATGCAGTAAACTATGGTATAGTTTCAAACTTTGACCCAAACCAAGGTTTTAAATACACGTTTATATATTATCCATCTACAACAAGTTCAAGTAGAAAGTTAAGACTAAGAATAAATTCAAGTAGTGGCTCATTATCGGGTTATTACGATACTTCTGTAGACCTGTCAGACGACCAATGGCATCACGTTGCATTTAGTTTTGACGGAACTACAAATGCCAATGGTATAAAGGTCTATGTAGATGGCGTAAATGTAAATTCTTTTACTGCTTCTAACGCAGGTATTTTTAGCAGTTCGGGAAGCACTTTGATAGGTGCATATCAAACCGCAAATTGGTTTGCAAACGCCAACATAGATGAGGTTTCATTATACAATACAGAACTTTCTGCAAGCGACATTACAAGTATTTACAATAGCGGTGTACCTAACGACATAAGCAGTCTTTCTCCACTTAGTTGGTGGAGAATGGGAGACGGAGATACTTCACCGACCATAGTAGACAATGGTAGCGGAGGTAATAACGGAACAATGACAAATTTCTCAACCTTTTCAACTGACGTACCTACATAAACACGAACGATATGAGCAATACAATTAATTGGGGAAAAATACAAGGACTAAGCTATAGTCCAGAAACTAACTTAACAGGAACGGCAGCTGCTCCGTCTTTCACTAACACTAAGTCTATAGCTTTAGACGGTGTTGATGACTTTGTAGATTGCGGCAGCGGTTCAAGTTTACAAATCACAAATACGTTGTCTATTTCGGCTTGGGTAAAAACAACAGATACTAATTACATTGGTATATACGGGAAAGGCAATAGCGTTGCTCAAGCGGACACATATTTCAGAATGCAGAATACGGGTGTTATTCGTACTTTTTTAAACAATAATAGTATTAATGTTACAGGAACAACTGCAATTAATGATGGTAGTTGGCATCACGTTATGTTTGTTTATGTTCCAAGTACATCAATGACAATTTACGTTGACGGAAGTCAAGACGCTCAAAATACAACATCAATACCAAGTGCGATAAATAACAATTATTCAAATGTCTATATAGGTCAATTTCAAAAATGGCTTGGCAACATAGATGAGGTTGCAGTATGGAATAGTGACCAATCTGCAAACGTATCTGCTATCTACGGAACAGGCGTTCCTACTTCATTGGCTTCATACTCCCCACTATCGTGGTGGCGTTGTGGAGACGGAGATACTGCACCAACACTTACAGACAATGGTTCGGGAGGCAACAATGGAACGATGACAAACTTTACAACTTTTAGCACAGACGTGCCAACATAAAAACGAATAACAA